TCTTTCCGATATATGCGTTTTGCGCAAGATGTAAGATTTTATTTAGTCTGGCATTTCCAATGTAGAAACTTCTTCCGTTAAGAGTTATTGTGTCATGATTAAAATACTTCCCTTCTGTATCTAGAGAAAGTATGTACTGTGCCGCATCTTTTTCATTAATCATAAAACGCCCTCCTTGCATATTTTCTCTTTTACAATTATTATATTATCACACTATTGTGAATAATATTTATCTTTTTTGGGAAAATAATATTAATTAGCGTTGCAATATGCAGTTGTCAAGGTGCTTGTCCACAGTAAAGAGCTTCGTTATTCTTCCTGACTCTCAGCTTTCATGCGTTCATACTCCTGAAGCGCGATCACAGCTGCTCTGGTAGCAACTCTGTAGGTGGCTTCTGACATGATATTATCTGCAAAGCCCTCAGGCATCCTCTTCGCGATCCTGGTATCTAATTCGTAAGCTCTATCGGTGTTGAGAAATATTTCTTTTTTCATAGTTGTCCTTTCAAAAAATATAAATGAACTTCTCGGTTATAGCCCGGAGAGGTCTTCTTTGTTCTTTTCAAGCTCTGCTGCTTCTTCAGAGAGAGCGATTGCATCAAGAGTTGCTTTCATTTCTTCAACTAATTGCTGGGCGTCAGCTGCAGCATATACTAGATCTACACCGTTTTGGGATGAATTAATAGAAAGCTGTATAATATTTCCTTCAGAATCCATCCATTTTATATGAGGATAGTTAAATTCTACGGCCTCAATACCATCGCCATATATTAATGATAATTTTTCGGCAAGATCATCAAAGATTGATTGATGATCTTCAAAATCATCTCTCCAAAACTCGTACCACCCCATATAAAACTTGGCCAGTTCATCATCTTCGATGATTTCTCCGTTATTATCTATTTCATAGATAAAAGCAAAACATGTCTTTGTCGGTTTATATCCTGCAACAGTAAGGCTTCGTGAATAATCAAGGCAAACTCCTCCGTTAGCCTTTGCATTAGAACGAACAGGAGTAGAACCTCCATAGAAGATTTTATAGATATCATTCTTAGGGAGGACTATAAACACATCCTCGTCGGCCATTAAGCTGTCAAATTCTGCTTTAGTTGAATACCAGGGGATTCCACGAAAAGTAATAAGCGATTTATCTTTCACAGAAGACTCTTCTACCTGTATGGTAATATCTTCGGAATTAGTTTCCTCCACATAAGTTGAACTTACTGCAGAAGTTTTAATATATCCCAGAGCATTTTCTAATCTTGTTAATTTTGATTCTGCATCTGCAGCCATATACCCAAGGTTAACGGAAAAATACTCCCCTGTTGTATTGCTTGCAAAATACATTTGCAGATGATTATCTTCATAATCATACCAATTTGTAAAAATTTGATCATATTCATTTATAACTTCTACACCCTCTCCATAAATAGAAATTAGCTTATTTTTTAAATCATTGTATAATGAATACTGAGAGTTGTAGTCATCAGACCAGAAAGTATATTCTCCATAATAAAACAATGCATCTTCGTCAGACTTGTTTATATTTCCTTCATCATCAATAGTATACATATAATACATCACAAGAGAATTCGGTATGTAGTTGGACACCAATAAGTTTTCATATTTTCCTGTGTATCCTGCGCCAATTACAGGTACAGAAGGTGAAGCAGGTTGCATTTTGGAAACGGTAGTAAAAAGATATTTTGACCTTTCTTCTTCATTATCTATTATTATTGCATTTTGCTCGAGTAGTAATTTTTCGGCCTCACTTCTGGTCGTATACCATGGAATATCGCGAAATAAAATCTGGTTTTCAGATATTGGTGCTGAACCAGCTTGTGCAAGTATCATTTGTTGATTGAATAACGCTTCATTTGCCTGTTGATGCAATTCTTCTGCTTTCTCAAAATGCTCCAGAGCGCTTTCTATAGAAGAAGCAAATATATTGCCAGAAAAAACGCAAATAAAACAAATACTAATAGCTACTATAAAAAGTTTTTTCATTTCGAGTCCCTCCTGTTTAGATGGGTAGTGTCAGTTGACACTACCTTTAGATGTTTCATAAAACTGATTTTTGCATTTTTTAAGCGGTTTGAGTTTCTACATTCCCTTCGGTACCACTCGAAGGGTCTTCTTTTCCCGTTACAAGACCGCCTGCTGCAACAGATCGCTCCTTCCAGGTATTTAATAAGTTACGTGCTTCCCCGATCAGGATGTACTGATCACCTTCGGAAAGCTGTTCAAATGTTTCAAGGAGTGCTTTCTTAGGAGAAAACTGTCCTTCCGGATCAGGAACACTAGCGTGGTGACTATCGGGATTATCCGTCCGGCCAAGCAAATAATCTACTGAACAATCCAAATAGTCGGCAATTTTTGTAATTGCTTCAAGTCTAGGGAAATATCCTCCTGATTTCATGGAAGAAAGGGTATTAACGCTCAAATCGCAATCTGAGAGCATTCTTCCGACAGCAACATCTTTTGTTTTTGCGAAAGCCTTTATAGTATTAGCGAGTTCTAAAGCAGTAATCATAAAATATTATAATTTTCACAAGTACTTGTGAAAATATTATTGACAATCACAAGTGCTTGATATATTATCATCACAACAAACAACAACGAGTAACAATTAAACAAACAACAAAGGAGTAACCATGAAATCCGCTGATTTCAATACTATAGCAATTCTCATCCTGAGTTTTTTGAATCTGCTTTTGAATATATGTGTCATCTTGCATTACGTGCAAATCAGACGAATAGAGAAGCAGCTCAGTCAGCAAGAACTCCGCAAAAAAATATTGGATTTAATAGAAACAGAGTTCTTGTCTGGAGGGAATGAAACTTATCATTATTGATTTGATTCATCCTGCAGTTTTTCATACTCGCGTAATGCAATAACAACTATGTCAGTAATCTGCCTTATAAGACGCATTTGATGGGGGCTGACTTCCTGATTACCAAGAAATCCAGCAATAATACGTGACTTTAGTAATTCCCCAGATTCTTTGTTTAACATGGTAATCCTCCTTTGCAGTAACAATTAAACAAACAACAGCACATTTACAATTAAATGAAAGGAGCAGTATATGAATTCAGGCATTTTTGAAACCAATGAATTCAGGCAAGATAGCGAGGCTGTATTGAAAGAAACAAATAATCAAAAAAAGTCCGTCAATTCCGATGCTGGATACAGTCGAATACAGTGGGAAGTCCTTACTAATGAAGAAAGAAGAACTTTACAATCTTATAGTTCTTCATCAAATTTATCTGATAAATCATCAGCAGCTAAGACTTCGGAGATAGACTGAACCATTACTTCACTGACAACACCAGAAAATGCTGTAAGTATTTCAGAAACAAAATCTGTGAGCAGATCATAGTCAATCAGATCTCCCATGGATTCGGAATATTTATCAAAAACCTTATTCATTCTTGCATTAAGGATCTTTGTAATCCATTCTCGCTTCTCCAGCATTATTCTGTCACATTTGCCACGAATAACATCTTTATTCATAGGAAAACTCCCTATCATTTAATCTATAAATCATAACACATAACAGTAACTAATTAAAGCGAAAAAGAAAAGGAGGTCACTATATGGGTAGAACCTTAGGACGAACAATCACACCGTGGGGCAGGGAATGCAAGTCCCAGATGATACTGAAGGACATCAGCCTTCAGGAACTCGCTGATAAAACGGGATTATCAAGGAACTATGTTTCGGCCATTATCAACAGTCGTGTTGCTGTTCCGGAAGAGACTATTGCCAAGATTTCAACTGCCCTGGATATCAAAACAAAACAGATGGTTGGATAATCTCATTTTATCTCACGAAAGGAACATAGAAAATGGCAAACATTAATGAGAAGACTTTATCCAACGTGTTTTACCAGGCACGAATAAAGGCTTCAAAACACAACGATAATCTGTCCAGCAGGGATGGGGCTGCGGACATGATGGCCATAGACCGGGGAAGGCTCTTCCGGATTGAGAATGATATCGCAAACCCGTACCCGGAAGAGGTCCATATGATGGCAAATCTGTATTGTGCCCCGTATTTGAGAAATTTCTATTGCAGTGAATGCTGCCCGCTTGGATGTAATGTTCCGGTGATAGAACCCAATGCAGATCTTGATCGGATAACAGTCAAAGCACTGGCCACACTGCGGAAGGTTAATGCAGTTAAGGATGATCTGCTGGCCATCACAGAGGATGGGGTAATAGATTCGGATGAAAAACCGATCCTGGACAACA